AATTCTTCTGGTTTCAACATCGTTCCGGGCAATGTGTCAGGTTATAACGTAAACCCAGGTAACGTGTCAGGTTATAACATAACTCCAGGTAATTCTTCGGGTTTCAATGTCGTTCCAGGCAATGCGGACTCTATTTTTACTCCAGGCAACTTTGCTGGTAACAACGTAATTCCTGGCAATCAAAACTTTAATCCTCCGAGCCCCAAATTCGGTCCTGGCTTTGATATTGGCACGCCGTTCAATTCTCCATCTCCAGGTCCAGCAAACTTTAACGCGCCAACTACCTTCAACTTCTTCAATGCTCCTTCAAACGGACCGCAGAACTTTAACGCTGCTTCGAATGGTCCTGCAAACTTTAACGCTGCAACAAATGGTCCTGCAAACTTTAACGCTGCAACCAACGGTCCTCAAAACTTCAATTCACCGACTAACGGGCCTCAGAACTTTAACCCTGCCACAAACGGCCCTCAGAACTTCAACGTAGCCAATGGTCCTGCTAACTTCAACGCTCCGACAAATGGCCCGCAAAACTTTAACGTAGCAAATGGTCCTGCTAACTTTAATGCGCCTTCTGGTGGACCTCAGAACTTTAACGTTGCCAATGGTCCTGCAAACTTCAACGCTCCGACTAATGGCCCTCAGAACTTTAACGTAGCGAACGGTCCTGCTAACTTCAATCCTGCAACCAACGGTCCTCAGAACTTCAATCCTGCGACTAACGGACCTCAGAATTTTAACCCTGCAACTAACGGACCGCAAAACTTTAATCCAGCAAATAATGGACCTCAGAATTTTAACCCTGCTACCAATGGTCCTCAGAATTTCAATCCAGCCACAAATGGCCCTCAGAACTTTAACGTAGCGAATGGACCACAAAACTTTAACGTAGCGAATGGTCCTGCGAACTTTAACCCAGCTACCAACGGTCCACAAAACTTTAATCCTGCTACCAATGGACCGCAGAACTTTAATCCTGCAAACAATGGGCCTCAAAACTTTAATCCAGCGACAAACGGTCCTCAGAACTTTAATACTCCGACTCCAGCTGTTCCAGGAAACAAATCAGAAGCTCTCGGCATTCAGTTCCCAGGATCAAATGCTGGAGGCACACCTGCACCAGTGATAAATAGTCAGACGGCAAGCTATTATGCTTATCCTGACGGAGCTACGCATTCGGTAGTTGTGGCGCCTGGAGGATATATAGATATTACCATTGAATAAGTGATTTGAAGAAGGATTTACTATGCCATATATTATCCCTAAGTATGGGAAACAATTGAACTGCTTCGCTGTATGGACAGGAGGATTTACTCCTGAAGAAGTCGATAAAATTATTGACTTAGAAAAACTCCAAGAATTTGAAAAAGGTAAGGTTGGGCTTGAGCAGAATGTTCCAGCTCCAGCCGAAACGCGTGATTCAGATATCTCATGGATCCATCATGATCAACACAGCGACTGGCTATTTCAAAGAATGTCTGGAATTATATCAGTTGTAAATGGTGACAATTTTATGTACAATATTGAAGGTATTGACGCTTTTCAATATACCAAATACGGACCAAATCAACACTATACGTGGCATTGGGATGTCGAGTTTGGTTGGCAGAAATATATAAGAAAGATATCGGCATCTCTACTTCTTTCAGATCCAAGTGAATACGAAGGTGGAGAATTAGAGATCGTGAATACTGGAAACCTTGAAGACAAAGTCTCATGTAAACCGAATAAGGGTGACATTGTATTTTTTGCTTCATGGATGCCGCATCGTGTAGCGCCAGTCACTTCTGGTTTTCGTAGAAGTCTTGTAGCATGGGTAATGGGTGAAAGAGAATGTTGAGTTGGAATCCTTTTAAGAAGAAACCTATTATTGAGTTTTATTGCCATCGAGATGACGTAGCCAGTTTGCCGCATCCAAAGCCTGCAGCTAAACATATACCCGAATGGTATAAGAGAATCCCTCCTCTCATTACTGATGGGAATAATGATCGCGACTGGTCAGGATCACACAGCTTTACTGCAAAAAAATGTATGCCAATGATCGACGCCATGTCATTAGGTTATGTCATTCCTCTTATCGGCGACTTGACAGTGAGATCAAATCATGATTGCAGTACGATTGAAGTTACATCTTCTCCACAAATTAACGTATGCGAGTTTCATGACATTCGACAGTTAGGAGAAAGATCTGCTCCAGGATTTCCTGCTCCTCCTCTCAAATTTGTCAATCCGTGGATCGTAAAGACTGCTCCGGGTTGGTCTACGCTTTTCGTAGCACCGATTAATAACTTTGAAAGTCATTTTACTTGTCTGTCAGGATTAGTCGATACTGATACGTATCCAAAGGAAGTCAATTTCCCTGCAATCTGGCATACTCCAAATGCTGACGTGCTTCTACCAGCTGGAACTCCATTGATAGTCGCAATTCCAATTAAGCGCGATGCGATCCCATCAAAGCCTACGGTAAGAGATATGAAAGAACCAGAACAACACTTGATCAATCTCATATCGAAGATGCAAAACACACGCCGAGGCGTATATACGAAAGAATTAAGGGCGCCAAGAAAATGAAAGATCTGTTTTCTTTTTTAAAACCAAAGAAAGATATTCAATTCGTAGACACTAAAAAGTTATCTTATCATAACTTTTCTGTAGAACGGGCTGTCGATGTTCCAACGAATACTCGTAAAGTCCAACAAGACAAGTATGGCAAACATCTGATGCCATACTGCCCTGGAATTTTAGACTATGCTCAGTTTGGATATATTATTCCTGCATGGGTAGATATTCATATCATGGCAAACAAAGCCGGAGTTTCATGGTATCTTGGAGATAAAGGCGCCAGAGGAGATCGTGGATTTGATAACGGAGTTCGAATGGACGAAAAGTTTGTAGAAGGTGCATTTACTCCAGTAGGAATTGATCCTGTCGCTATCTTATTTCCATCTCCTTGGAAAATTTTTACGCAAAAAAACATTAGCGCGCTGTTAATGCCCGCATTCTATCATTCTAAGTTCCTCGAAGATCTATATGTGACTCCAGGTTTAGTAGACTATAAGAACTTCCATATCACAAACTTTATTTGCATGCCGAAAAGAGAATGTAACGTTCACATTAAAGCGGGAGAACCCTTGTTGCACGTGATTCCTTTCCTCAATAAAGATATTACTGCTTCTGTTGGTCCAGCGACAGATGAGATGGTAGATAAAATTTCCAACATGATGCCAGGCGATGATAAGCAATATTATCGAAAGTTTATGGGAATTAAAAAGAAATTTAATATGCAAAAAGAAGAGAATAAACAATGAATATTTTTGTTTCAGTATGTTCGTACCAAGATCCTTTACTTCCTCATACCATCAAGAGTATGATGCAAACCAAGTCAAATAGGAACAACGTAGTCTATTCGATCTTCGAGCAGACGCGCTACGAGGATTCTTTAGCTTGCACAGAGCCTGTGCTTGTAAGTAGAGATGATGTCATCTATAAAAGAATTGATCCAGAATATTCTGATGGATGTGTTTGGGCAAGATACATTAACTTGTTAAACGTGACAAATGAATACGACTTTATCTATCAAGTCGACTCTCACATGTTACATGATATGAACTGGGATCGCTCGCTTGTCGAAGATTATAAGCGAGCGATGGATATGGCTGGAACGAACAAAGTAATCATTACTGGATCATGTAAATCATTTGTGATTGAAGAAAAAGACGGAGAAATTAAAACGTATCCTCAGCAAGAAGTCAATGATGCGTGTAAAGTAAAGTACTATACTATTGATCCTTATAATTTTATTCCCGATGTCCACGGCGATAATGTCCCTTCGACTGATATGCCGAGACCGGCATTTCATATTATGGCCGGCAACTTCTTCACACATACCGACTGGCTCGATGAAGTCGGTTTAGATCCAAAGATCTTCTTTACAGGAGAAGAAATCATGATGACGATGATGTCATATGCTGCTGGATATAAGATGTTCCATCACAGTAAGATGGTATCATATCATCTTGAAAACACTCGAAACTGGCATACGAAGACTCCACCAGAAAATGCCAAAGCTGCTCGTAGAAGAGAAATTTTAGCCGAAATTGGTATATGGAGATGGAAGCAGTACCTCGAAACCTGCAGAGAAGATCTTCTTCTCGAGTTTCATAAGGAATTTGGAGTAGACTTTATTAACTTGGAAATCGAAGAACGAGCGAAGACTTATAGTCTCGATGCTATCGGAGGAATTGATATCCTTGCAGCATCAAAGAAACCAAAGAAGAAGGTCAAGCTTCCTAAAACTCTTTTCATGAGCGAAGATGAAGAATGATAGTATGTTCTCTCCCACGGTGTGGTGCTACTCGCTTTTGCTTGGATCTCCAAGATAAAACTGGTTTGCCATTTGTGGGAGAGATGCATCCTATTCATATTGAAAGCGATAGAAAAGCGCTGACTCATGAAACTGGACACCAAACTAATTTTACATCAGATTCTTTTGCAGAAATTTTACAAGATCATAGCGAACACATCGTACTCGTAAATCAACATCCATATCTCTTGGCAAATCAAGCAAGTGTTTTTATGCTTCGTAGAAATATGAGAAACGCAGCCTTAAGCATGGCAAACTATTTGTTAAAAGTTTATCCAGAACTAAAACCAAATGCTATTCGTTTTAATATTGTTTTAATGTATAATGATTATCGTGCGCTCTTAGCATATTTAAATAAATATGAGAAAGAAGTGATATGGTACGAAGATTATTATGACATCGAAGATACGACTACGCCATTACTTGATTCGTATCCAGGTAGAGATTCTATTATAAAAGAAATTGACGCGCATTATGGATCTAAAAGTTGACAAAAGATATGTGCTTACATTAGCACAATTAGTAGGCCCGTTTATTGCAATCTGGGCTCTAATTCAATATGCAACTTTTCCATGGATAATGGTTTCGTTAATTATGTTCTTTTTTATGAGAGTGATAGGAGGATCGATTACGTATCATCGAATCCATAACCATCGCACTCATACTATGCATCCTACTATGGAATTTATGTGTACAACATTCGGGTTCTATGGTTCATTTGCATCTCCTCTTGAATTTTGTATATCACACGATAATCATCATAAGTATCATGACACTGAAAAGGATCCACATCCTTATCATTTAAGAGGCTGGAAAATACTTTTCCCAATTTTATGGAACGATGACGTAAACCAAAGAAATATTAAAACTGCAGTCAGACTTACTCGTAATAAGATTACTAATTTCTTCTATGAAAAATACTGGCTTTTGTTGATGTTGCCATTTTTGTTGTTATTCATATCTACACCGGCATATTTGTTTATTTACTTCGTTCCTGCTACGATGTCAATATGGTCTACAGCGATAGCATCTCTAAATCATGACATGAATGGTCCTAAAGATATGGGATTTTGGTACGGAATTATCAGCGGAGGAGAACATATGCATAAACAACATCATGATCGCCCATTTGATACGAGCAAAGAAGGTTGGATAAATACCATTGCAGATATAATAGCTACAAAGAGAGTTAAGACATGAATCTAATTCAAATTGACGTACACAATTTATCAGAAGTTGATTTTGATGATCTATACGAAAGATCAAAAGACACGATTGATATCAATTGGCCGGCAGATTCTTCGTTTACAGACGCCGAAAGAAAAGCTCGCATCATCGCTATTATAACCAGTGGATTTAATAATGAATGGCCAGGTTTAAACGTACATGCACCTAATGATAGATATGTTGCGAGTAAGACTGTAGATCTTGACACCGGAAAAGATATGCAATTTGTGACAGGATTTATATTAGAGGATGGGACTTTTGACGGAAGACATTTTTTCACCGCAGCAGATGAAAACGGTTCAAGAAATTATGTTTATTCAGAAGCCTTTAGACAAATTAGAAGCGAATGGAACGCAAGACTTGGCATAACCAAAACTCTATATAGAAATATTCTTGCAAACTCTACTATACATAAATCTATACGCCTTAGACAAAACACGGGATTTTTTACTATTTTAGAGGACGTAGAATCTCCATTAGGCCCAAATTTTAGAAATGTTTTGGTACAATTTAACTAATGAAATTTCTATTGAATGTAGGAGCCGAGAAAGCTGGCACTACTTGGTTATATGATTATTTTCGAAACCATCCAGAATTCTATGATATGGGAAAAGAACTGAATATCATTCAGAGAGATGATTTAGTTCCTCTCTTAGAAGATGTAGACGAATACAGAAAAGACATAGAGTCTTTCTTTCGAGCAGTTTCAAATATAAATCAAGTGACAGGTGACTTCACACACTACGAAGGCTCAAGCGAGAACGTCTTTCGACTTATAAAGAATGGCTTATTGAAATACGATATTGAAGTAGTGCCAGTCTATATTATGCGAGATCCTATTCAAAGGGCTTGGTCTTCTTGGAATTCTCTCGGCGGAGGAAAGATTGCAATTAAATCCCCAGCTTCACAGTTTGTGATGACTAATTTTATGTCATGCAAATATAAAGAAACGATAGAAGCTTTAGATAGTGTTTTCTCAAATCCTCTATACTTCTTCTATGAAGATTTTTTTACTCAAGCCAATATCAATAAGATATGTGATGAGTTACAAATTTCTTACCATCCTGCAGAGTGCGATAATAAAATCAACACTTCTCTGTATAAGAAGATGCCAAATATCTTCTTGAAAACTTTTGGTAAATCTCCAAAGAATGCTACTGCAGTTAAATATGTTTTTGAAAGATTTGAAAATGCACCATGGAAACTCGAGAATTATTCGTAGATCTACTCTCGATGAAGATTTACGAATAAAATTGCTTGACGGTTTAAAAAACCCAATACATATACACTACTTTGATCGCAATGAGGCTACGAACGCAACAGATGAAGTTGTACTCGAATTTCTCGACAGAGAACAGTTTAACTGTAATAAAACTCATATCGAATATTGGTTTCAGTCTCAAGAAGGTTCAGGAGATTTGTGGCCACACGTAGACTTTAATGAGAAGCTTCGTCATAGAATTAATGCTGGAGAACAGTTAAAACCTGAAGAACTGATGTCTCCAATTACCATCGCATGTTATTTAGAGGCAACCGAACTTGAAGGCGGAGAATTCTGCATCTCTGAAAGAAGCTGGCTCGATTATGAGAAAGAGATTACTCCTCCAGAAGCCTTAAAAGAAGAGTTACTCAAATATACGCATGAATCTTTTCAACCTTTCGAAGGAGCAGTCTTATACTTCGAAGGTAGTCGATACTATCATTGGATCAACGAAGTGAAACGCGGATCTCGTAAGAGTATATTGATCAATTTCTGGGACGACTGCAGCCTCAAGTCCACTTAGTTCCATGGCGAGAACTATACTTCGTTTCAGGGTCGTATGCTGCAAAGTCTTCGTAGCGAGGATCTCCTGGTTCTGCTCTCTTGCCGATGCTATACTCGCCGATATGATTGACGATGTTATGGCCATCTTCGGTCTTCAGCTTACATGTCTGCATACCAAGTTGTTGTAATGACTTTGCTACAACATACTCGCTCAAGTTCTTCTCGCCTACTGATTCGGCATGAGGAAGATCTACTATGGCGCGCGGAAAAACACTTGCCAAACTCCAAAAATATGCCTCAGAAAGTTCGCCACGGTATTTTCCAAGTGTAATGTCTGTTTCATAAGCCTGCGTTTCCTCTTCAAAGTCATACCATTTCTGACGCGTCAAACACACCTGAGAAACGTTACGATAGTCGTGTAAGATCTGAGTCATGTCGAGCATTCGAATCGGACAGTTGAATGTCACATCATCTTCTGACAGATACACATAATCATAATCTCGTTCTCTCAGCAGTTCGAAGGTTCTATTCCATACATATGGCAAACCCATATTCTGCTGATGTAAGAAGATCTCTGTGAAGCCAAAATTCTTGGCTAACTCGAACATCGTGCCGTCATGACGACCTTTTGGCATGTCATCGATAAAGATGCCTTCGACTTGACATCCTTCAAAGTTTAACATATCTCGCTGAGATTTGAGTGTAGGAATCAAATACTCAAGACGGTTAGTCGACCATATAATCTTACAAACTTTCATCGCGCTTGCTCCGTGTCAAAGAAGAATGTCTGAAACAGACGTCCGTCATATAGATCTTTGCCGAAGTAATCTAAGCTGGCATGGAAGAGGTCACCGCTATACAAAACTAATCGATTGTATTTGTTGCCTACGATGTCGACTCGATCCCACTTGGTATAGTCATATGCTTCGTGCTCGTTAGTTGGAGCTCGATACTCTCCAGTTTCTTTGTGTCGAAACATTCCTGTGCCTGCAGTGTGAGGTGCATCAGGAGTGAGGTAGCATACACCAGCCCACATGCTCGTATGATCACAATGGATCCACGTTCTATCTGAAGCTGTAGCGTATTGAAAAGCTCCAGTGTAACCCGAATCTTCGTGCCAATTGGTGATCTTTCCAATCGGATTCATCCAATGCTGAATGCAATCCTTGACATCTTGTGTCAAGAATGAAGGTGTTCGTTTTCCTGGATAGTTGCCCGTAACGCCAAAGTCTTGTGTAAGAGCAAAGGCTCTGACTGCGTCGGGATTGATATAGAAGTTATCTATGATCATCAAGTCTAAATTCATAATATTTCAAGTCCTCATATTGTACTGGTTGTATTTATACGGCTTATAAATAGCTTAAGAATAAATATAATAAAAGAGGGATTACATGGCCACTCCTACTACAAAAGCCGAGTTCAAAGAATACTGTCTCCGTAAGTTAGGCAAGCCAGTAATTGAAATCAACGTAGACGACGATCAAGTCGATGATCGTGTTGACGAAGCGCTTCGTTACTGGTATGACTATCACTTTGATGGTTCTGAAAGAGTATACTACAAGCATGCTATCACGTCAACTGACGTAACAAACAAGTATATCACTCTTCCAGAAAATATCATCGGTGCTGTCAGTATCTTCTCGATGGGTGATCCTTCGATCCGCTCTGACGACCTCTTTAACATTCGCTATCAGATCGCGCTGAACGACCTCTACACTCTAACTAACGTGTCGCTTGTTCCATACTACATGGTCATGGAACACCTTGCTCTGATGAACGAGCTTCTTGTCGGTAAACAGCCTATTCGTTATTCTCGTCACAAAGATCGACTGCATGTTGATATGGATTGGAACACAGTTGCTGTCGGAGAATTCTTACTCGTCGAAGCATATGAAGTAGTCGATCCGGAAACATGGACAGATGCTTATAACGATCGTTGGCTTCAGAACTATGCTACGACTCTGATCAAAGAACAATGGGGATCCAATCTTACAAAGTTTACAGGCATGACTCTACCTGGAGGAGTTCAATTTAACGGTGAGAAAATCTACGACGATGCCGTAGCCGAAAGAAGAAAGCTCGAAGACGAGATGATTTCTTCTTATTCTCTGCCGGTTCTCGATATGATTGGATAATACATGTCGACCAACTTTTATTTCAACAATTTTACAAATAGCCAAGAGCAGATCTTAATTGAAAATCTGGTTCTTGAGTCTATTAAGATGTATGGTCACGACGTATATTATTGTCCTCGAACGCTGATTGCAAAAGATGATGTATACGAAGAAGATTCATTATCACAGTACAACAATAATTATTTAATTGACATGTATATTCGTAGCTATGAGAGCTATGAAGGTGACGGTCAATTCTTATCGAAATTCGGACTTGAAATCAGAGATCAAGTAACGTTTACAGTATCTGTTCGTAACTTTATGGACGAGATCGGAAATGTTGAGATGATCGATCGTCCTCAAGAAGGTGATCTTATCTATCTTCCGATGGCCGACCGTCTGATGTACATCAAGTATGTCAATAAGACTCCTGTCTTCTATCAGATGGGATCGATTCAGATGTATGATCTTGTCTGCGAAATGTTTGAATATAGTGGTGAGCAACTGAATACTGGAATTGCTGCCATTGATAACATCGAAAGAGATCTCAGCCTTAGCCTCGATCTGTACAATATTACAACTTCAGATGGCATGATTCTTATCACTCAAGATGGAACTCCTATTATTCAAAGTGGTTATAGTTTCGAAACACAAGCTGGTGATCCATTCGAAGACAATACCGAGTTCGAACTCGAAGGAGATGCAATCCTCGACTGGACTCAAATAGATCCTTTTAGTGAAGGTAACGTATAATGTTTGGAAGAACATGGAATCATGATAGCTTAAGAAAGTATATCATCGTATTTGGTACGGTGTTCAACGACATCTATATCAATCGCCTTGATAGTAATGAAGAAATAAGACAGACTCT